GGTACACAGATTCGTGTAGGTACTAACAACCAAGCATCCGATGCTTATGTTGCTGCTTCACTAATCAATGCATTCTATGATGCTGCAGCTGCATTAGACGAGAAGGGCGTTAGCTCTGAAGGTCGTGTAGGTGTCTTGAACCCAAGACAATACTATGAGCTAATTCAAGCTGTAGGATCTAACGGTTTAGTTAACAGAGATGCTCAAGGTACAGCCTTGCAGTCTGGTAACGGAATCATTGAGATCGCTGGTATTAAGATCTACAAGTCAATGAACATTCCATTCTTCAGTACATATGGTACTAAGTATGGTTCTGCTTCTGCTACAAACCCTGGAGTAACATCTCCTGGTAACGTAGGTTCATTCGTTGGTGAAGCTGTCGAAGACGCAGCTGCTGACGTAACTGGAATCAACAATGAGTACGGTGAAGAGACTGAATTCGCTAACTCTTGTGGACTTATATTCCAGAAGGAAGCTGCTGGTTGCGTTGAAGCAATCGGACCTCAAGTTCAAGTTACATCTGGTGACGTTTCCGTGGTTTACCAAGGTGACGTGATTCTCGGTAGACTCGCAATGGGAGCCGACTATCTAAACCCAGCTGCTGCTGTGGAACTTGTTGCTGGTGCTGCTGTCGGATCTTCTGGCAACGCTGCATTCTAAGCACACACTTATATAGGGAGGCTTCGGTCTCCCTTTTTTATTAACTAATATTATGCCTTTTCCAACCACTAACGCCACTCAAGAATTACCTGCCATAAATCAAATACTGTCGTCATGTGGTCAGGCACCAGTAACGACGTTGGACACAACCAACCCAGACGTTGCGATTGCATACGATACGTTGTTACAAGTATCAAGAGAAGTACAAGCTGAAGGCTGGACTTTCAATAAAGAGTATCATTACGAGATGACTCCTGATACAGATGACTTTATATTGATACCAAATAATATGCTACAAATAAAGCTGACAGAAAACTCAGCTAATATGGATAAAGATGGCATCCGTAGAAGTGGCAAACTATATGATAGACATAATCATACATATAAATGGACAGATGAAACAGTAGAGTGTGACATTGTTTGGGAGTTTGATTGGGTAGATTTACCTCAACCAATACAAGACTTCATAACAGCAAGATCATCTACTATTGTATCTCAAAGAATAATAGGAGATAATTCTCAATACCAAATGCTTCAACAACAAGAAGCATATATGAGAGCAATGGCTTTAGAATATGAAACTCAACAAGGTCAGTTTACATTCTTTGGACATCCACAAGGTCATCAAAACTATTATCAAAGCTATCAACCATTCCATGCACTTAAAAGATAATGCCAGCAATAACTCAACGTGTAAGTAATTATTTAGGTGGGGTCTCTAAACAATCTGATGATAAAAAACTAACTAATCAAGTTAGAGAATGTCTCAATGGTTATCCTGATCCTACCTTTGGTCTAACTAAAAGACCAGGTTTTAAATGGATAGCAAACTTAGGTACAGGCACTACCTATGATTCATCTAAATGGTTCTACATCCATAGGGATGCAGACGAGAAATATATAGGATGTATTAAGCCAGCTCTAGGAGGCTCTACAGGCGACATAGATATATGGAATGCTACAACGGGGGCTGCGTGTACTGTTAACTATGGTACAGGGGCACAGGCGTACCTTACAGGAGCACGTATTAACTATGACATACTAACTGTACAAGATACATCTATAGTAACTAACAATTTAATAACAGTAGCTAAAATAGCTGACCCTACATTTATAGCTAAAACTAGAGCTACACTTGTATTAAGTGACACTGCAGTAGGTGAGTATGATGTTACTATTAATGGTAGTGCTATAACTACTTATGATTCTCCTAGTACACAAACATATAATGGTTTACTAACTGAATTAAAATCCCGTATTGATGGGTTAAATATTTCAGGTTTAACAGTAACTAAGTATGCGTCATCTTTAGAATTAGATAGAGTAGTTAGTGGTACAAGAACTGCTTTTACTATATCAACTACTGGTGGTGCAGCTAATAATAAACTTAGTGTATTTCAAGATCAAGTAGATAATGTATCTCAACTACCATATACTTCATTTAATGGTCGTATAGTTAAAGTAATTAATACTGCATCTAATAACGATACATACTTTGCTAAATTCGTAGCAGATGATGGTACATCTGGTACAGGTTACTGGGAAGAAACTTTAGACCCTAGTAAATCAACAGGTCTAAATCAAGACACAATGCCACATGAGTTGTTAAATACAGCTACTAATACTTTCCTTTTTCAAAAGATAACATGGACTGCTAGAAAAGTAGGTGATGATATAACTAACTCACATCCTAGTTTCGTAGGACAAAAAGTAGAACAATCATTTTTCCATAACAATAGACTCGGATTCTTATCTAAAGATAACGTATCCATGAGTCAATCTCAAGATTTTTATAACTTCTATCATACCTCTGCACAAACAGTTACTGATGCAGACCCAGTAGATTTAAGCTGTTCAACAATTCGACCTGCCGCACTTCATGGTATAATTCCTACTACACAAGGTTTAGTCCTATTTAGTAAGAATCAACAATTTATGATGAATGCTGCTGACGGAATTCTAACACCAACATCTACTAGTATCAGTACTATTTCTAATTATGAGATGGATACAGAAGTTGATCCTGTTGATATGGGTACTAATATAAACTTTATAAGTAAAACTCCAGGTTATACTAGAGTATTTGGAATGGTTACACGAGGTCAAGATGAGAACCCTCAAGTATTAGACGTAGGTAGAGTTGTAAATGAGTGGATACCAGCTACAATTGATACGTTCATTGCTAGCCCACAGAATCAATTCCTAGCTTTATCTAGTCAATCAGATGATAAAATATACTTCTATCGTACTTATAGTGATGGTGAAAAGAATTTAGTAGAAGCATGGTTTAACTGGCAATTACCAGGAACAGTTCAAACTACAGCCGTTGACCAAGACGATATGTTTGCTGTTACTAAACAAGGTAATCAGTTTACATTAAGTGTAGCTAGTTTAAGTCAAAGTCCTTCTGACGCTATCATTGTTAATAATGATGGATCTAGAGTCAATCCATGTATGGATCTTTATGCTACTGCTAGTTCAGTTGCATGGGATTCTACTAACGAGTTCTCTAAATGTTATATACCATGGAATAATGTAACTGGATTAACTCCAGTACTAATTATTAAGGGTACAACTGCAACAGGACAATTCATTGAATCAGGTTTTACAATTACACCTGATATCATTACTGATGATGGGAATGATTATTTTAAAGTAGCTAAAAAGAATTTAACTAGCGTTGCTAGTGATGTAATAGTTGGATGGAAATATGATTTAGATATTATATTACCTAAGACATACTATAGAACAGATGAATCTATGCAGTTAACTGATTATACTGCTAACTTAACTGTAGCAAGAATGAAGTTTGCTGTAGGATTATCTGGTGTTATGGGATTTAAACTTAAATCTACTGGTACTCTACAAGGTAAAAAGGAGTATACTGGAGATAATAGTACTACTATATTTAACTGGACTAAAGATGATTTAGATTATATAGATAGTGATCAAATAAAAGTAACACTAGATGGTGTTGCTACTACTGCATTTACTGTATCAGGTGACTACCAAATAACATTTAGTAGTGCTCCAGGTACAAATGTAAAGATAAAGATATACCTTGATGAATGGTATAACTTAAACCCTACACAAATAGCTGATACATATTTGGCTAATGATATTGCATTATCTGATCAATCAGTATTCTCTATACCTATTCATCAGAAAACAAATAACTTCCAACTTAGAATATTTAATGATTCACCATTTCCTGTGTCTTTAAACTCTATGATGTGGGAGGGTAATTACTCACCTAGATTTTATAAGAGGGCATAACATATGATGATGAGTGACTTCGGCGTACCTATGAGTGATGCCGAGATGAATATGCAACCAACTAAGCCACATGAAAGATTTATGGCTGAGTCTGGTGTTGAAATGCATTGGGTAGATATAGCTGTAGCTGGTATTGGTCTTGTAGGTAGTATAATTGGAGGTAACAAAGCTTCTAAAGCTGCTAAAGACCAAGCTAATATGCAGAATGAAGCTACTGAAAGACAGCTTGAATATGATACAGATCGCTGGGAAATGGAGAAGGAGAAAATCCTTGCAGATCGTCAGTGGTATGTAGAAGGTAATCAGATAAAAGCTAGAAATGAGGAAAGGGTTGCATCATTTAAAGATGCTACTAATGCTGAGTTATATATTAGAAACGTACAAATAAGGAATGCAGAACAAGAATCATTAGATAAACAGTTTAGGAAATCAGATGAAATCTATGATAAACAATTAGGATACAACGCTATATCTTCTATTAGTGCTACAAAAAGTGAAGAAAGACAGCTACAGGAAATACATGCAGAAACAGCTTTTGATAAACAAAAACAACGTATTGAATATCTACAAGCTGAAGGTGCTATGAGAGCTAAAGGAGTTAGTGGTAGATCATTAGATAAATCACATCAAGCAGCTGCTGCACC